TATTGCCAGTTGCTTGAGTTGTTTGCTCTGCAGCCGCCTTAGCGTTAAGTTCAACTGGCTGGTCTCCACCAGGTATTCCTTGTAGTCCCATTCTAGCACGAATTTCATTAGGAACCACGACTTTCATACGCAAGTAGCGCTCATCAATCTTAGACTGGGTGTCTTCGTCTGTAAGGGTAAGCTCGTTAAACTTAAGAATAAAAATGTCTGTTTTTTCTGAAATTATCTTGCTTAGTCTCTTCTCAATATTTCTTTGAGCTGGACGACATACCTGCTCTTTAAATGTCTTATCTGCATCACGAGCATTGGCCAAAGAGACGCCCTGTGGCGTTCCAACCTTGTTAATTGGAACTCTGTGAGAGATCAATATTTCATCTCTGTTGGCATTTCTATAGGTGTTAAAAGATGAGTCCTGAATTCCGTTCTCAACCGCATCCATCTTAAACTCTACCTTTGAGTCTGGATTGTCTGCTGGAAGTGGAATATAGAGTGATCTATGATTCTTTCCCTTTAGACCAGTCTGGAAGAACTCAAGCAACTTTCTTTCTGCATCGTTAGAAAGCTTTGCACCCTTTACGGTAATAATATATCTTGGTACCGCCTTATTTTCAAAGTAGTCCAGGTTATATCTGGCTGCAAACTCGTTTCCAGTCATAGCGCTCTTAGAAGCTATGATATCTGGAACACCATAGTATCCATTTGTTGGTGTATAGTTCTTGAAGTGAATAATCTCATTTGGACGAGCATCTGCTGTTACTGGATTTGGAGATGTTGTATCTCCATAATTTCTAAAGTAGACAGATTGATTTCCAATTATTTGTACGAAGCCATCTCTTAATCTGCGAACACGCATTGATGCCGCTGGAACATGACCAATATAGCCAATCTCTCCAGTATTCTTTCTACCAATTTCTAGATATCCGTTACCAGTTGTTTCATAGTCTTTCCATACACGAGAAAGAGTTTCAACAAATGTCTCCTCTTCGTTTGTAGACTCGATCCATTCGTTTATTGCAATCTTCATTCTTTCAAGCTTGCGTCTTGCAAACTCTAATTTCTTTTCGTCATCAATATCAGCAAGTCTTTCTTTTGTTGCTTCGCTCTCAACAAAGTCGTAGCCTAGGCCAACAATGTTTGCAACCTTTGCATTTACAGCAGCGTAGTGTGGTGCAGAAATTTCATAAATCTTTGCAAGGTAGTCTATGTTGTATGGTGGCTGAACTACATCAAGGATGCTGTATCCTGTGATCATGAATGGTTCAACAATTGCTGTTGATGCTACTCCATCACCACGCAAAAACTTTGAGAAGTCTGTTCTTGCAATTCTTTTCTTGAATGCTGTACTTAACCCATCTAGCTTTTTTGTTTTCTCTAGAGGTCTCATGAAAGGGTCAGAGTATGACTCTTTACTCTCTGAAAAATCAGTACCTAGCTTGATATCGATTTCTTGGATATCGTTATCTTCTACAAACTCAGCGGCCATGGATTAACTTCCTTTGCAAATCTAAACCTTCTCCAATATCATATGGGTCTGGTGTAAGTCCTAACTTTAATCTTGTTTCCTGAAGAGAATACTCCTCATCAGTAACCTTTCTTCTTCCAGCTAAAAATACTGGTCCGCCTTCCTCTATCCCATATGACTTAGCAGCATCGGTTATAGCCTTTATGCTGTCCTTATCACCCTGAGTTGCTGGCACAAGCATGTAGTGACCTTCGTCATCTCCAACCCACTTGCCATCTGGCATTTCCCAGACATAGACGCCGTATTTAGTCTCTTGGACTTCTTTAACTCTTTTATTGTTCATAGTTACATTTTACCATTTTCTGTAGTATCAGGCGGAATTTGTCCGCCAGCGTGGACAAATTATTGTGTTGAGTGCACTAATACGTCAACATTAAAGCCGTTATAGGAATCTGAACCTATGGTTATGGAATCTGAAGAAGATGCAATATATGTGTTATTAATTATGTTATTAAAATGCTTAGATGCTAATCCTGAAGCATCATAGTCATAAATAGCAATATTAGAATAGTTACTGTTGCTTCCAAGCATGGTCCCAGTCTGTGTCTGATTAAAGAATAGATCTGCTTGCTTGTTTGAAGAAAATGTTATTAGTACGTGATACCAGATACCTATGTCGAATATGTCTGATATAGAAGTAGATGTCTGATTTGTACCATTTACGTAGAATGAGGAAATATTACTTTTTGTTACATTTCCAGCCGCACTCCAAGAAACTCTAGAATCTCCGCAGTCAACCAAAGAAGTCTGTCCTAGGCCCGTAGGACGGTACATAAACTCTACTGACCTTACATCTCCAGAGTTATATCTAAAGCCTCCAGAAAGCGGCACTATGCCTTTATTAGAGGCATAGTAGAGTACGGATGAGTTTCTTTTCCCAACCAAAAAATTATAGTCTGTTGTTATTTGTCCTATTGAATTATCTGAGCCTATTGTTTTAGATTCATAGCAAATAAAAGATATCCCAGAAAATACTGGATCATTAATTGATGTATCTGAAGATGTTAGCGTGACCTTATAATAAAAATAGCCACCCGAAAATCCAGGTATATTAGAATTATTTGTTGCTGGATAATATGTAATATCGTCAAAGCTGTACTCAAAGGCTATGCCAGAGTTGTTAAATAACCACTCAATTTGATTATGGTCTGAGTCAGCAACTGGAGGGAAGAAGTAGTAATCTTTTAAATACCCAGAAGCCTGACCTTCAATCAACTTTACTTCTCTAGAGTCTGTTATATAAACATTAGATAGCTCTGCTGTGGAAACATCTTTATTTACTCCATAGATCATGGCATGAGATATTGGCTTTGAGTCTCTAGCCGCCTCAAAATAAACTGGGTTATCCATGACAATGTTTCTATTTATATTATTAGCCAAAACCTTGTACTCTGCTATATCTCTTAGATATACAGAATTAACCTTTGATTTATAAACCTCTATTTTGTCCAATATTATAAAATCTGAGCTTACTTCTGAGTCTAGCTGAAGATCAATCTGAGACTTAAACTTAAACAAATCTCCTAGATATTTTGAAGCCTTTAACTCACCATTTATATATAAAGAGGATTGATTGTTTGAGTAGGCTCCTATTATCGAATAAGACTCAGATATAGAAGGAAGCTTGTAATATATCTTGTGCGAAACATCTAGACTATCTGTAATAGTAAAAATTACATTTCCGTCTTTTACAGAAAAACCTATATTTTGACTTACGTCATAAAGAAAATTTTGTTGGGTAGAAAAAGTGTTTCCAAAATAGGCCTGGAAAGAAAAGAAAAAGTCTTCTTTTTCATAGCTATATTTACCTATATTTAAATCATGTAGTGACACTGATGCCTGCGGGGTAACCCTTATAGAGCTATATGAGGTAGATGATAGTGGGGTTGTGTACTTTAAGGTTCCAAGACCTTCCTTCATAGCTCGTGCAGCGAATCCGCATGGATTTGAGAATGACTGGTCTTGCTGATTAAAAACAGCATCTAATATCTTCATACACCAATTATACCAGTACCATAAAGATTTGACCATTCTTGAGCATCATTGAGGTCATTAAGCAACGGCTGTCCCTTTATATTAAGGCTAGTATTTAAGAGCACTGGAACTCCAGTCTTTTCATAAAATTTATTCACCACTTCCCATAGTCCTGGATTTTCAGACTTACTGACTGTTTGTACCCTAGAAGTTCCGTCCACATGAACTACTGATGGGATAATATCTGGCCTTAAGCATTTGACGGTATATTGCATGTATGGAGATTTAAAGTCCATATCAAACCATGATGAGGCATGTTCTTCTAAAACTACTGGAGCAAATGGTCTGAACAACTCTCTCTGCTTTATAAGATTAACCTTATCTTTTATATCTGGATCTCTTGGGTCAGCGAGTATGCTTCTGTTTCCTAGCGCTCTTGGGCCAAACTCCGCCTTACCAGTTGCGACTGCAGCTATTTTGTCATTTAATATTTTTTCTACAATCTTTTCTACTGGATACTCTCCGCCTAAATCGTGTCCTAAATATGGACCATTCCAATTTAAATGCTTGCCATAAAAAGCTGCTGCTGCTCCCAAAGAGCTACCAGCATCTCCTGGGTTCGGCATTATCCATACGTTTTTAAATATGTTCCATAACATCGTGTTGGCAGAAGAATTAAGAGCACACCCACCCATAAATACTAGATTTTCTTTACCAGTAATTTTATAGGCAAAGTGCATAAATTCGTTAAGTCTTAATTCATAAACTTTTTGAACTGATGCTGCAATATCAAATTTATTTTTCTCAGTAATTGGTTCATCCCAATCAAATATACCTTTATGAAAATTATATTTTTGAGTGTTTATATCTGGAAAGTATTGAGAAACTTTATATAGATATTTATTTGGGTCACCATAACCAGCCATGCCCATCATTATGTATTCTTCTTGGTTTGGCATAAGACCTATTAACTTTGTGAAAGCTGAGTAAAACAGGCCAAAGCTGACTGGGTAGTTTTTCTTATACTTCTGAGTAATCTCTGTACCTTTGCCTACCCATATAGTTGAAGTATTCCATTCTCCTATAGCATCTAAAACAACTATTACGGCATCATTAAATTTGCTTGTAAAGTATCCAGCACATGCGTGAGAGTAATGATGATTAAAGTTACGTCTTGGAATATCTGATATATCAAACTTTGGCTTCCAGTCTCCAAGTCCGCCTCTTAGACTAAGCCTTAACTTTTTAAAAAATGGTTTTTCATAATATGCAATAGCGTCTGGTTTTCCATACGACATTAAGTCATTTATAAGATCATCATTTACATACCAGTCATTCTTTACCTTGCTGTACCTTTCTGCATGGCCAGCAAAAAGTATGTCTCCATCTTTTATAAGACATGCTGCTGCATCATGAGATGTTTCATTTATACCAAGTACTATCATCAGTATGTGTAATCGCTCTTCTTTTTTAATTCTCTGTATATTTTATAATATCTTATTTTATAAAAAATAGACTTTATCTTATTCATAACCTCTCCTAACGATCTCGCTATAAAAATCATCTGCACACTTTATATTCCATGCTGAGCCTGGGTGACATCTATCCTGCGCTAACTCCCAAAGCGGTAGTCCATTTGAATTATCATAGTATTCTTTATTATTATCCTCATCTAAAACGTAGGGTCTAAAATTGAAGTCTGGTAAAAAAATATTATCAAACTTTATGCTTTCATAAACCCCAGAGTCATGTTGATGCCAGAATGTCCATATTAATTTAATCCCAGCTTCACTACAGTAATCTTCTAGCATCTTTATTTGGTCTACTGCTTTTAATATACTATCTTCATGATTATGTGACTTTATATACTCTAGGTATATTTTTGGATGATTGCTCTCAAAGTACCCGCTACCCATAACTACCGAATAGAAGAAATTGTTTTTCTTATCATACTTCATGTCTCTAGCTATTGGTGGCATATTAATAAAAATATAGGTAGGTTTTCCATACTGTCTAATAAACGACATTACATTTTTTATAGCTAAAAAAACTGAGCTTCCAGGAAGTGCAACGTTGAAATCTTTTACCACTTTTCCATTACCCTTTATCTTCTCTGTCAAAAACTTTGTCCACATAAAGTCTTCATACATGCCGCTTCCATATGTCCATGAGCAACCAGAGTATAGTATATTTACTTCTTTTTCGTTTAGTTTTTCAAAGTGCCTAGATCTAAAAAATAAATTGTTAAATCTATAGCTTACCCTATCCTCTTTTTTTATTGAGGGGTCATAATATCCATTTGGACCAATGTGGTAGCCATCTTCAGTTTTCTTAAGCCTGCCGTCTGAATAAAAATGGTAAGACTCATAATCGAAAGTAAAGTTATCTAGTCTGTTAGGATCAACATATCTTAGTATCTTACCCCAGGTCTCGTAACTATATAAAAACTTCATACCAATATTATATCCAACTTCTGTCTTTTAGCTCTTCATAAAAAAAGTCTGCAAAGTGTAACTGCTTGTGTAGGCCTGGGTGTGGCCAATGGGATCCACTTCCCCATGGTCCCGCTATCTTATTCTTGTCATATGCATATTCAAATATTTCTGGGTACATATCTTTATATTCTTTGTGACATCTAACAATATCCCAATTTTTCATCTTGTAGCTTTTCTCTAAGTCATCTACGGTATTGGCCACAACGTTGAACTCAAAGTTTTCTGGGAAAACTTTTCTAACCATATTTGGAACATAGTGTTTAAAGTTACAAGTTAAAAAACTTTCCATTTCTACTGTCAGGGCGTTTGACCAACAAGTCCACAATAGCTTTATTCCTACTGAATCGCAAAATACTTCTAGCATTTTTATGTGATCTAGATTTTGATAGTATACCCATTCATATGGAAGTATTTCTTGATAGTTCCATGGAACTTTTGCTTTTGTAACTTTTGGACTATAGTTTATATACCAATCTCTTAAATATTGACCTCCCTCATCAATAAAATAGAAACGCTCAAAATTTGCAAAGTTGCAGAGCAGTATCTTTGGGTATTTGCCATATTGATTTACTAAACCAAAAAAGCTAGAAATGTCTTTGTTTATTGCTGCTCCGCTATAAGATATATTACCTATTGGCTTATCTATTCTTTTTGATAGCAAGTCTGACCACCTTAAGTCTACAGGAAGGCCCTGACCTAAAGTTATTGAGCATCCAAGCGCTATCACCTCTGGCATAGGATCAAACTTTATAGACCTTAGACCATCTGAATTCATAACATAGTTGTACTCTGAGCGTGGCACCTCAGAGTGTGGAGCTATAATGTCTAAGACCTCTGAGTAATTCTTATTTGGGTTTTCTAGTTCCCTATTAAAATTTGGAATTACTTTGCTGTAATAAGTATCAAATAACATCAGTAGGTTAAATTACTTTTTTTAATCTTCCTATATTTTTTCCACATTTTATATTTATACAGGAATCTTCTTAAAAAACTAATTTTGACTCCTCCCACTCTCTCCAAAAATTCTTTTGATATCCTTCAAGCTTTGGCGTATTAAAGCTGTATGGTCCAGCACTAGAATGGTCTGGATTATCAAAAAGATCCCATGTTTCTATTCCAGATTGATTTCTTTTTCTATGAATATACGCAGTATATGTGCTTCCAGAAGTTCCTATAAAATATTTTGCATCATGCATAACTAGATTACATATAAGGCCAAATACAACCTCGTCTTGGAAGTCTAGTTGTTTAAACTCTTTTTCAAAATTTTGAACTATGTAATCGTCTAAAAGAATAAACCTATGCTTATTGTCTATAATCATCTTATTCATTGGTTCACAGGTAGATATAACTATAGGAAGATTATTTCTTTCCATCTTTTCAAGTCCAGCCTCAAACATCTCTTGAGATGTACTAAACATTCTGGTTGCATGATCTGAAAGCCTAATGTGAGCTCCTTGAAAATCTCCTAGAGATTTTGAAACCATATTTGCAAATTGTACGTACTGGTCTTTAAATTTTACCGACGCAAGGGATCTGTCTAGGTCGCTGCTTCTTTTATAGAAAAATCTTGAGTACCAGCCTAGGGTTTGTTTAAGATGCACGTTTCTATCTATAACTAATCTTTGTCTTCCTTCAGCAAACATGAGCTCGTCCTCTGTTATTGAATTATTTGGATTAGCATAGTAGTAGTCATTACATGTTCCAGTAATTTCTACGTCTTGCTGAGGAAAAGAAGATATTAACTCATCTATTAGAGTTAGATCTGCATCCCACTCTAATATATCTTTTAAGTGTGGGAACCTTGTTTTGTCAGTAAAGTTTATTCTATTTTGATTATGGTATATGCTTGGCGTATATATCGGAACTTTTTTAAAGTGTTCTCCCTCTGTAGAAACATAATGAACTATAACATTACTCTTTGTTTCATGAGAGATTCCTGCGGCTATCTCCAGGCTCATTACTTGGTTAATCATTCCAGTTGGATTCCACATTTGAAAAAATATTTTATTTTTCATTGCTGATCCTTTCTGATATCCAAGCATAGGTAACCGACAACCCATGCTCTAAATTTTCTTTTGGTGCGTAACCTAAAACTTTTCTGATTAGGGAATTCTCTGACTTTCTTGCATGAACTCCAATTGGACCGTCAATATACTTTTTAACTAAATTTTTTCCTGCTATAGAAGAAACTATATCTACAAGCTCATCTATAGATACTGATCTTTCAGAACCTATGTTTATAGGCTCATTAAAGCCTTCCTGCCTATAGAAGTCAACTGTTGCCTTAATACATTCATCGATAAATAAAAATGACCTATGTTGCTTTCCGCTTCCCCATATTTCAATATTAGAATCAGCTTTTGCTACTTTTCTGCATATAGCAGCTGGAGCTTTTTCTTTTCCACCATCATATGTTCCGTACGGACCAAAGACGTTGTGGTATCTTGCAATTTTGTTTTTCATACCATAGTTTTTGTTGTATGCTAGATATAGCCTTTCGCTAAAAAGCTTTTCCCATCCATACTCTGTATCTGGTGCAGCTGGATAAACAGAATCTTCACGGCAATTTATTGAATCTGGATCCATCTGATTATATTCTGGATAAACACATGCAGTAGAAGAATAAAAAACACTTTTTATCCCTATGTCATGAGATCTTTTTAACACATTAACATTAATAAGAATTGAGTTTCCCATTACTTCTGCATCATTATCTCCAGTATTTATATATCCAGCGCCACCCATATCTGCGGCAAGCTGGTAGACTTCATCAAAACGTATGTCTATAACTTTATTTACAACAATAGGGTTTCTTAGATCACCTATTACAAAATCATCTGCGTATGTGTCCCAGTATTCTGGAAGCTTTAAATCTACGCCTCTGACCCAAAAGCCATCTTCCTTGAGTCTTTTTACTAGATGGCTTCCTATAAAACCGCCTGCACCTAATACTAGTGCTGTTCGCTGTTCCATTGATCTTCCGTTTTTATTCCTCTAATAACTTCTAAATACGAAGGACCCTTTGTTATATACCAGTGGTCTGGCTCAATAAAGTGAAAAAATATCATTGCTACATGTTGAGAATTTGGATTTGGAAACTTTTCTCTCCAGTGCATCTGATCATTTCCATAATATGCTAGAGCTTCATTAGGATACAGTTCATAAGGTTTATCATCTACCCATAAATCCCATGGCTCATTCTGATACACACACATATCTAAAGTATATGTGCAAGCATTATCGTCTACATGCTTGAACAAGTTTGCTTCTGACCCTTCATAGTGTGCAAATAAAGAGTAGGACGGAACTAGTGTGTCACTACCAAAAACTTTTCTGGCATAGGGAGTTATCTTCTTTGCATACTCATCTATTAATGGATCATGAAAACAGTATCTACCAAAGTACTTATCGTAGGTAGAATCTGTTTTTTCATATGAGTATAGGTAATTCTTTAACCTCTCATAATCTGGCTGAGAAAATAAATCTTTTATAATTCTTGGTTCTTGTACTTTTATATTCATGATAACATATCCACCTTCATAGTCTTCCATCTAAACCAATTTACCAATGCGTATCTTACACCAGTCTTTACCTCTACAACACGATGGTTATATACATAGTTGGATGGAAATACTAATACGTCTCCCTTTTCTGGCTTAAAGAATAGATTAAAGTGCTTATAGTCTAGCTCTCCGCCTTCATATTCATCGTTGAGATATGCTGTAATAGAAACTGTTCTTGGGAATCTAAATCCATCATCTGCGTGGCCATCAAAATGCTGTCCGTGTCCGTACTTTAAAACTTGCCACTCATCACCAATAAGCTCTGTCATACTCATGCCAAACATAGCTGTATAGTCTTCTAGGCATACCCTCATTGAATGATCTACAAGCTTATACAGCAAATCTCTCTGCTCGCTTGAATCTTCATTTGGCTTATTGATTACAACCACAGAGCAATCTCTAAATTTTTTGTTTATTTCTTCTTTCTTTTCGTCGCCATTACTAAACACTTGGCCATCTTGCCAACTTGACTCAAACTCAGAATTGATCTTTGCGACTAGATCATCTGGGCTTGGAAAAACATTCTTATAAATCCATACCCCTGGAGCTAATTCTACTTTTGTAAAATTTATTGGCTCTGGATTAAAAACAACTTCCTTTTTAGCAGGAGCTGTTGAGTTTTGCTCTTTGTATAATTGCCATGCTGTTTTTTCCATTTTTACTCCTTACCACTTAGACAATGGGCACGTTGCATTTTTTAATTTTGTCTTTGCAGACATAAAGCATCCACATTTCTTGCATTGATGAGTTACTTTTATAAGCTCTGGGCATGCCTTGCATATCTCCATTCTAGAGTCTGCAATTTCTTTATCTGCCATTTCTGTTGTAGGGTCAAGCATATGCCAGGGCCTGCTTTCACCTAAATTCTTTTTATACTGCTGCCAAGCTGAAGTCATGTGACTAGCCCTTTCTATGCTGGATTAAAGTTTTGTCCGTCCCATGTCCATCCAGGTAAAACCTGGGTGGAAGAATCTACTGGTACTGCTACTGGATTTGATTGCATTGCCGCATCTATCATCTCTACTTCTTGAATAGAGTAAGCCTCTAGATCATACGTTATAGTTCCAAATACGTCTCCGTCTACAATTGCAGCGTATTTAATTGCTCCGCCTAAACTATCTACTTCCGAAGGAACTAAAGCATTTTCTCTAAGATCATCTCCAGGCAAGAAGAAGTTGTTGCCGTCCCAAAAAGATCCTGCACATACGTCTGGTACAAGATTGACCTTTACAAAGGTTGGATCAGAGTTCATTCCAGCTATCCATCTTCCAGATATGTCAGACCCTGTTCCAAACTCTAGGACATCAAACACGTCGTTTTCTACAACCATAGCAAATTTATTTTTTAACATTTTTATTCCTCATATGAACGATAATATCATATTGTTTTAATGATGTCAATATTAACATAACAATCCACCGCTATTTGTACAGGCGCAGGTTGCTGTATATCTTCTCAATCTTGTACATCCTTCTGGACAACAAGTACATCCTGAAGATCCACAAGGAACTATGATTTCACCACAAACAGCTCCTGGTGTACATCCCCCGCCTCCGCTAGGTGCGGTTGGTGTGACCGTAGGTGCGGTTGGTGTGACCGTAGGTGCGGTTGGTGTGACCGTAGGTGCGGTTGGTGTGACCGTAGGTGCGGTTGGAACAACACCAATTGGGGCTGTAGGGGTTACCGTCGGAGCTCTTGGCGCTGTTGGGGCAGTAGGAACAACTGTTGGGGCTGTAGGAGTAACTGTAGGAGCTGCTGGAACAACACCGACTGGTGCTGTTGGGGCTGTAGGAGTTACTGTAGGAGCTGTAGGTGTAACAGTTGGCGTTACAACTTGATAAACTGCCTTTGTCAAAGATATGTTTGTTGTAAAGTCTTGTAGCGCTCCACCTGTTGGAGTTTGAGCAATAATTTTACCGTTTAAAGTTTGATATGATGGTGTTGACCCTACGCTATTTGTTACGGTATATGTTGTAAATCCAGCAACATTTAATGCTAATATCGCTTCAGATTCTGTTTTGCTTGTTACGTCTGGCAAAATTCCAGCTGTTGCTGGAACATAATTACCAACAACTATTGTAACTGTGGCACCAGGGGCAAGCTGTACTGGTGGCTCTGGAGACTGACCAATAACAACATCTTGATTATTTTGGTTTGGAGTAGATGCAGTAACAATATTATAGGTAAGTAGTGATGATGTAATTGTTGCTATTGCTGAATTTTTTGTTTGCCCTACAACATATGGGGTGGTTACTGCAGACAAGGTTCTTACTGTGTATTCAATTTTAGTTTTAAATCTAATTCTTTTTCCAGCTGGAACTGCTTGTGAAATTACTACTCCGCCAGTTCCTGAAGTATCTACAAAGTACCTTTCGTCTGATCTTAGACCTTGACCATCAAGCTCTTGCTGTGCAACAACATTATTTAATCCAACTAAATTAGGAACAATTACACGGGCATATGGAACATTTAAATGCTCTACTTGCTGATTTCTATCTTTGGGAAAAGACTGAACGGCCAAGGTAGTCTCCCATTTTACTCTGTTTCTTCTTGAACTACACCAGAAACTGTAAGATTAATTGCTCCAGAAATAGAACATCTTGCATACAACTTATCTGATACCTCTAAAACTTGTACAATATCTGCAACCAATGTTGAGTTTGCTTCTATTTCTACGTCTTGCATAATAGCGTTAATTGAGGACGGTGATCCTTGAAATCCAGTTATTGCAAGTCTTACGTTAGCAGCAGTTCCCGTTACATTAGAAAGCAATACCTGCTTCATGATTGTTTTGTTTTGGGCAACATAAACTGCCTGATAATCATCAATCAGGTTATATGGACCAACTATTCTGGTTGGTATGTATCCCATTTTATCCCCTAACTAAACTACTTGCCACTTAATAGCAAGAGATGTCTCTACTGTATCTATTTCTGCCTGTGAAAGGACTCTATTAAATATTGCAATTTCTCCAACAGATATGTTGCCAAATGCTGATAGGTATCTACCTATTGATTGGCCTGTCATAGATGAGATTGATCCAGTTCCTGCGCCAGATGCCTCTTCTACTTTATTTCTTCTCAAAAACTTTTCTTGGTTCAAGGAGTTGTATGTCATAATAAACATTTCTGTTGTGTTTGTTGAAACGTTTGGAATAATTGCGTTAAGGTCGTCTGAACCAAAACCAAACTTAAACGATGTTGCTGAGTTGTAACCAATTTGCAGATTTGTTCTTGTAATTCCACCCTGACCACCAACAATCCACTTGTTAATTGGTGTATCTGGTCTATTACATACAATTGCAATTGTCATTGAAGATGTATTCAAGAAAGATAGTGTTCCATCTCCCATAAGCATAAAGTCATTTGAACCATCATGTACGACTCCAGCCTTTCCTCCTACAGTATTAAGAGTATATCTTGGCTGTTGATTAGATGTTGCTTGTGCAGCATGTCTTGAATTTCCAGAACGGTCTCTCCATTGAGAAACATCGTTAGAAGCATTTTTTGTAAATGTATTTAGCGCATCTGCATCATAATGCATTTGCAATCCAGCTGTTACTGGAAAGGCTGCTCTATTAGCAGTTCTAAAGTTAAATAATACGTGAGGAAGCATTATGCCCCCTTTGCAGGATCCTCTGGCCAGATAACATCAGACGGACTTTTTGCTGATGTAATGTCTCGAAGTGCAGCACGATACTCTGCATACTTCTTTGTCATTTCTGGTGTTAGAGTATCTGCTAGTTGAGTCCAGTCAGTCTTTGTAAGCAAATCATTTCTTTTCATCTTAATTCTTGCCCATGCATTTTCATCTGAAAGCTTCTTTGCTTCGACTCCAATTACTTTTCCGCCCTTTGTAACCTTTGGTGTCTCTAGATAAACTAATTCTTCGGTATCCTGATTGTATGGCATTGTCATTTCAACTTCTGTTACGTTGTTTAGTGTTAGCCACTCTTTATCTGGACCAGAAGCAGCAAAAGATACGCTTGGAAAGAGTTCTGACAATGATCCAAACTTTGATACTTTTCCATCTTCTAAAATTGCGTACATTATATCTCCTATGCTGCGTTAATATCTGCGAATGCTACTCCGCCGTAAACTGTTGTTCCCTGATTAGGGGTAAAGAAATTAAGTAGTGTTACGTTTGCAGATAGCGTTGGAGCTGATGCAGATGAATCCCACTTAATTGATGCTGGCCAGTTAATTGTAAAGAGTGAACCACCCTTAATTTCTACCTGCCAAAAATATCCTGTTGAAACTGCTGGAAAACCAGTAAATGAAACTGTTGTGGTAGCACCTGGTTGCCATCTGTGAATAGCTGCTGCTGTTACATCTAGGGCAAGTGTCCCTGTTGAGACAGTTCCATAGTTTGTTCTCTTAACTGCAGTATTAAAATAGTCGTAACCATTTCCGTTGATTGGTGCCTGAACAAAGGTATAAGCCCAAAGTGGAGGTGTTACTTGTGTTGGTATCGATGTAATTGCCATAATTATCTCCTTGTTATATTATACCTTAATTTATTTTAGCCCAGTATCTGATTATGCATATTCCTGAACCACCAGCCCCAGAAGAAGTATCTGAATTAGATCCTCCGCCTCCTGAGCCTGAGTTAGGTGCGGCAGACTTGTCATGCTCACCATGGGTGTGATTTCTTCCCATTCCTCCACCGCAAGACCCATTACCTCCACCACATCGTCCTGCTCCGCCGCCTCCGCCTGCGTAACCTTCAATTCCTGCTCCGCCTGATCCGCCAGTTGCGTCTTCATGAGATGTACTGTTTCCCATTCCACCGCCACCGCCAGACGAGCCTTCACCAATTCCTCTTCCTCCAGCACGTCCAGCATCAAAGTCTCCTTGGTGTCCTCCATGAATTGCTCCACCAGTCATTCCTCCCTGAGAAGCACCTCCGCCTCCGCCTGCGCCGCCCCATGAACGTTGCCATTCTGAACCGCCGCCTCCGCCTGAGCCAGATCCTGTTCTATTCTCTGCACCTGGACCCATCGATCCATTATTTCCATCACGTCCATTATCTGCGGCCCAACCTCCGCCGCCTCCGCCGTATGCAACCATGTAAAATGTATTTCCAGATGTTCCAAACGCTGAGTTTCCGCCATTGTTTCCATTAGTTGCACCAGATACCGCTGCTCCGCCGTTTCCAATTGTAACTGGAATAACTCCAAGTGACGCTATTGATGAGATATTAAGAATTCTTCTTACAAACTGGCCTGCGCCACCGCCTCCGCCATAACGTGAGTTGTTATTTGAAGTTCCTCCTGATCCACCACCAGCAATTAGTGTCACTTCAATAAAATCAGAAATGTTTGCTGGACGTGTCCAGTTACCATTAGCTAAAATTGTTTCTTCTTTTTGAATAAAAAGAGGAGTTGGTGGAGTCACGTTTCTGACAACAGAACCTAAAGTGTCCTCAAGGCCTGGAATCATTATTTGTTGGGTTGTGCTTAGAACTGTTGGCATGTTACTCTCCTTAAACTTCTCCAATAGCTGGAGTTATATTTTCAACTTCAGTTACAATTTCTTCTTCAAAAGCTCCAGGAACTGGAGCTGCCTCTACATTTGTAACTGGAGGAACAAATTCCCCATCTACATATGTCCAATCTACTGATGGCCACGGATCCATATCAGAAACATCAACTACTGTATACCCTTGATAATCTGGGTGAGACTCTAAAAACTCTCTAGTTCCGCCATAAACAGAATTTACAATTGTTTCTCCATCAACTAAAACAAATCTACTTGTCATTATGATATCCTTCTATAATATTCTACTATTATTATTCCACTACCGCCTTTTCGACCTACTGATCCACCATTCATTCCGCCGCCTCCGCCTGCGCCAGTTCCATCAACACCTGGCTGTCCAGCGTTATCTCTAATTGCATCTCCCCCTTGTCCTCCACCAGAAGATCCTGCTCCACCAACTCCGCCGCCGCCTCCGCCGCCGCCTGCAAGACCGTTGATGCCTTGTCCACCTCTTCCTCCAGAAGTGTGATACGTTCCCCAAGAGTTTGAAATTCCATTTCCACCCATAGATGAACCAAAGCCGTAGGCTCTTCCTCCTAGGTATCCACCATAAAATGTTCCGTTTGTTCTTACGTGGGAGAATGCATGGTGTCCAACTTCATTAGCTCCTCCACCTCCGCCTGATCCTGAGTACTGATACTGCCAGTAACCCCCTCCGCCACCGCCTGAGCCTGAGCCTTGAATGTTACTTGCACCTGCTCCGCATGAACCGTTGTTGCCATTTCTTCCCCAGTCTCTAGCATATGCTCCACCGCCACCGCCATATGCAATAAGATGGAATGCGTTACCATTTACTCCGAAGGTTGTATTTCCACCATTATTTCCGTTAGTGTTTCCTCCAACCTGAGCACCTCCATCACCTATAACAACTGGTATTGTTCCTCCAGCAGCAACACCTGCGATGTTGACAAATCGTGTTAGGTACTGACCAGCTCCGCCACCGCCTGAGCCAGGACCAGTCCATGATGTTGCAGATCCACCAGAGCCGCCTCCTCCAACACAAGTTACTTTGATCCAGTCTGCAATCTGAACTGGATTTGCTGGACGTGTCCAGTTACCAGTTGTATAAATTCTTTCTTGAACTGGCAAGTAAGCACCACCATTAACTACAAGATTTGCCGAAACAATACTTGTTAATGTTGAGGTAAGGCCTGGTAAATAGGTTTGCCCTGTTGTAGTACCTACGCTGTATGTCATTTGTAACCCCTAACTAAATTATATTAAACTTCGTTTACTTTTACGCCAGAAATAAATACTGAGCAAGCGCTTGCTGTGTTCTGATAAACAGATATTGTCTCTACTGTATTCAAAACTGTCTTTGAATCCAAGGCCACTAGTGAACGTGGTGGAATATCTAGGTTCTTGCAGAAGAATACTCCTGCCATCTTGATGCTTACCTGAGCTGCGACATCTGTATTGTTATTAATTGAAATTCCAGTAACAACATCGATTTGAGATGCTGGTACGGTATACACAGCTACGTCTGATGTTCCTGGGACATTCGCATAAAATCTGACTGGTGTTACTACTGTAGCCATATTAAATTACTCCCATGTGTGAATATATCTTAAAATTATCTAGCACCGCTTCTACTGAAGCTATTGCTGCTAGTCCTGCACTTTGAACATTAGAAACCTGAGTTCCTCCTGCTGTTCCAATTTGTGTAACAGCTCCAGAAGAAGCTGTTTGAATCTCGTTGATCTTTGCTGCTGTTGCTGCAAGAACGTCGTTAACGCCAAGCAGGTTGCCCATTGATTCGATGGCCTTAGCCAAAAAGACTAGATCCTGTGTATTTAAAGTTGAACCCGACAAAGCATTAACCTTTGTCTTAAAAAGGTCAATCTGTGTCTGTAAACTATCATAACTTGGCATTTATCTCACCTCTTGTTAAATTATACCTTAAAATCCTTTAAGAAGGAGGGACTGGCCATAAAAGGTCAGCCCCACTCTTTAGGAATTCTAGAGTTACTGTTGACGGAAAATCTCTCAAAGATTGTCTATACATAGCCCATTCAGCCTTCTTTTCATCCGACATAGGAATTTGAGGATTTGCTGTCCAGTCTGACTCTAAAAGCATTCTGTTTCTTTGATCTTTTATTCCAATTAGAGAACTATTAAAAAAAAGCTGGTCATTTTCAGACTGTATTTCCTCTGATGTCATTTCTGAAACTTCACCAGAAACTAGCTTATATCTTTTTCCAATAATATCTAGATCTGCTTGGTACCAGCCTTCTTCTGAAGGCTCAACGCCGTCAAACCATTTTAGCTCTGACTGATTTCCGTTTTCATCAAAATTTATGTAATACATTATCTGTCTCCAAACAACTGTGCTGTTCTATTCCAAATTTTATGTGCGGTATATGAATTAAACTGGTTATCATGGTCATTATATGTATCTGCAGCATGAGTCATTTTAAGATCTGGTTGAACCCAAAAATCGCTGAATGTTGTATGAAGATCGTAGAACTTATTAATATCTCCCCAAACATATTGTCCGCTTGAGCTTGTCCAATACCACATTGAATTTGCCTGTACAACTGCAACTGTTCTAAGAGGAGGAATTGATACGTTCCACGACCAAGTGTAATAAGAGTTTCCGCCAGATCTATTTACTGGAACTGTCCAATTTACTCTTGTGCACCCAGCGTAATTCTGAGTATTAGGAGTTCCAATAGTAACTCCAGAACCCTCATATCCAGCTGACCAGTAATTTGAATAATGTCCGTACATAGTAACTGATTTAGTTAATGTTGGGTGAAAATTTCTTAGAAATAAAGTTCTAAATCTCATTGGTCCATATGATGTATTATTTGACCAAGATGTGAACTGAGATTCTCCGCCAGCTACAGTATTAGTTGCATACTCAACTCTTCCAGTATGCGCTGGATGCTGTGAAGAATAGCTTAAAGTGCTTTGTCTATTGTTTGTTCCAAGTGAGAACCAGAAAGCTCTTTCCATATCTGGCTCACCAGCTCCAGTAAGGTAATTATAATAGTTTGTCCAAGATTCTCCTGATGACCAGTTATAAGCCCAGACATTTGTTCTATTATTTACTGTTGTAATGGTAGGAATTTGAAATGGTCTTCTTGAGCCATCCGTTACTTCTTTAAAAAGTCTTTCTTCAGCCTGCTGAATATTTAAAGAAATACCAGACTGATTAGTTTTTATTGTATTTAAATTAGCCAATTAGAACACTCTCCATCCATAAGTTGAACCTGCAAAAACCATTGTTACGTTTCCACCATTTACGTTAAATACCAAATCTTCTGCTACACCATTTATTAGTGATCCGTTTCTTAATACGGTAAAGCTAGTTGTTGCTGAATTTCCTACTGCATCTACAATCTGAACATTTGCTCCAACTGTAGGAGTAATTGGTAAAGTTACTGTTTGACCAGCAGAGGGGACAACAAGTAGTCTATCCTTGTTGGCAATTGTATATCCACTGTCTGTAATTACTTTCCATGTTGATGGAAGGTTTGGTGCCAGCTGAGAATTAATTGTATTTATTTGAGAAGACAAACCGCTAAAATCTGAAAGGCTAGTTGACACAAAGTTTTCTACGTTGTCTAGTCTTGATTCTTGATCAACCTGGCTTGTTTCTAGGTCTGTAAGTCTATCACCATTAACTGAAGAGTTAATTGTTGCAATTGCAGCAACCTTAGCCGCCTCAATTGCTGCTATTCTATCTACTGTAGCCTGCAAAATGTCATTTACGCCAAGAGATGCTCCTAGAGCATTTAGAGCAGATGCCAAAAGAACTAGGTCGTTTGCATCCATAGTTGTTGAGGTTAAGGCATCAACCTTATCTTTAAATAACTCTATCTGATCAGATAGCGTAGTATAGTCTGGCATTTATTCTCCTTTTATGCCTGAGCTTCTGTCCATGTTACACGAGCTGAAATGTTTGCAGCTGCTGTACCAATGTTTGTTGCTACAATTGTAAGAATATCTGGACCGTTAGGGAATGATGGATTTGTCTGTGATCCATTTCCGTTAAGAATTGAGTTACCCAAATCTCTGATCTTTGTAGCAGAGAAGTTTGTTACTGAGAATGTACCACCTGTAGGAGCTTCTGTATAAAATGCAAATACACGGTCACCACCACCGATTGTATTTGTAGGAGATGTAACTGTTGCTCCTTGAGTACCAGTATTATCATGGAAGATAACTTGAGCTAGGGAACCTGCTCCAACACGAACTGTTTCCCATGCTGTAGGCAATGTTGGACCGTTCATAGATGCTGGATTTAAAATTCCTTCAATTAGGAACTGACCTGAAGCCAAAACTCCAATTGAGTCAAGCTTTAGCTGCATTCTATTTGCTAGTTCACGAACACCAAAGTTTCTTGCAATACCATTATCTACAGAAGGTGCAATTCTAAGAGAAATTAATGGACGTGGAATTGGAGTAGATCCAAGTGACTGTTGAACTGTACCATTTGGAATAACAGATGTTTGTGGTTCATCTGGTCCAGTATTAGAATAGGTTAAAGTGTTTCCAGAGGCTGCTGTAAGTGTAAATACTCCATTGTATGAAGTAGAAACTGTTGCAGTTCCTGATGCAGAGGCAAATGGTACGTTTCCAAATCCTAATCTTGAGTAAGTAATAGTATTATTATTTGGAACAGATGCTACTGTATATGTTCCATTAAATCTTGAATCAAGTCCTGTGATTGTTACTTGATTTCCTACAACTGCATCGTGATCAGATGCCATATAAATAATTGCAACTCCAGATGTTAACTGTCTACCAGTAATAGTTGATAGCTGAAGAATTCCAGAAATAGTTGCTGCAGAGCCAACCTGTAATCCATGATTTGTTGACGTTGTTAGGGTTACAATGTTTGCAGCACGTGAACGGTTTGTAACTGTTGCAGAAACTGTACCAGATCCACCAACCTGTAGATATCTCTGCATACCAGCAGTGAAGAGGTAGAATGAGTCATCATTGAATCCACCATCCATAATTACGGATGATCCCCAGTGGGACATAACTGGTGCACAGTTTTGAGAAATTGTTTGAACAGAAACTTGAGCATTTCCAGAACCACCAGGAATTGATAGGTCTGGTACAAAGTTTACAAGGCTTGATGTTCCAGTTAGGACATAAGATTGTCCTCCATAAACTAATGTTTGTGGAGCTCTTCTAATTACTGTAATCGGATAAGCACGTAATGTAGAGTTATATGCACCAATTTGAGTATACTCACAAATTTCAAAGTTTGTATTATCAGAAATTCTTAGGTGACCTTGTGCTGGCCATCTTTCAACATTTTCTACGTAAAGAAGTGTTTGCTGTGGGAACAATGTTGAACCGCTTACTCCATCTCCTCCTGCAATTAATCTTGTTGACTCAAGTGGCTCGTTAATTGTTTCATAACGAGCTGGAAGGTTACCAGAACGCATATATGCTGCTGTATTAATATTGTTGTTTGAAATCTTATGACCCCAAGCAATGTCTCCCTCTGTTGTTCTGAGACCAAATCTAATGTAACCAGCTCCATACCATGAGTAATCAATATATGTCATCTGCATCTTTGAAAGATCAATCTTAAATCCTGAAGGACCTGTTCCGTCAAATCTATCTATGTTCCACTCATCTAGAGGAATTTTTTCTACTTGAGTAACCATATATCTTGCAGATGTATTTGATGATCCACGATATGCTGGAGAAACATACATCTGTGTGTCAGAATCAATTCCAATAACACGATATGACTGTCCACGAATAACAATATACTGTCCAACCACAAGCTGCTTGCGGAATCTTGTTCCTTGACCTGTAATTAGATTAGAGTATTGAGTACATGTTAGCTTTCCAAAAAGCTCTTTGTTTGAGAATCTTTTAACTGCATAAAGCTTTGTTCCGTCATACTCAAAATAGAATCCATTTTGCTCATCATATAGACCTGCACGTGTTGCTGAACCCTTCCAGCGGTATGCTGTTAAGAATGCATTAACACCACCTGGATATTGATCTAGTCCAGAAATTGTTTGTGTGAATACTGTTTGAAGTCTAAGCTGTGTGTTATTAATAACTTCATATACAACGTGTACACCATTATATGGGTTGTATCCAACTGTTTCAATTCCCTCAAGAAGTACCTCTGCGCCTGGCTGTAGGTTATGGTCTTGAAGTGTTGTAATATTAATGTAGTTTGATCCTGCTGCAGTTGATGTAGAATAAATATCTGTAATATCAAATGTAGGTGTAAACTTAGTTCCTGTTGAGAACTGAATTGACTTACCTGACTGATAACGGAAGTAACGGCGTGTCTGACGAATTGTTTGTGTTCCGCATACGTTATTAGCGGTTGAAAGAATAACACCACCGTCAAATGGTCTGTGGTCTACGTATCCTTCTGGTCTTACATAAAATCCTAGCTGGTCAGTATTGATTGGGTTTAATACTGTATTTGGTGATTTAAACTGAATTGTAGTAGCTGTAGGAACTTTTGTTACCAAGTAGTTGCCGTCGATTGATGTTGCAGAAGATCCTGCAAACAAAACTGTAACTCCAGCATAGAGTCCATGTGGTCTCTGAGTCTGAATTGTAATTGTAGATCCGCCTGATGCGGCTGATGCTTCATCTGATACCGCTGCAAATGCGTTAAACTGTCCTGGGATTCCTCCTGGGATATGTGCATTGTCAAAAATACCGCCACCATAAATTGTTGTTAGTGTTCCATCTAGCAATTCGCCTGCTGGAATTATTCCTTTTGAAGTATATGTAAATACGTTTGCGTTTGTTACCTGAATAACAGATGTACCATCTGCCAAAGCGTTTAATGTTTCTTGAACAGAAACGATATCACCACTATTAAGTCCATGTGGGGCTAATGAGTTTGTTGTTACTGTAATAACTGATCTAGGTGAAGCTCCATTCGATGTAACAGAAAGAAGGTCAAATGAGTTTCCTCCAGTACCTCTTGAGAAGAATGATGGGTAATTGTTTTGAAGTGTAAGTGTTTCCCACTTAGAGTTCTGAACTGAGTATTCAAAGTCTGTATCGATGAGAGACTGCGGAGTAGAAACACGCATTTTTCCAACTGCATCGATCATTGTCTCTGCTGGCAAGAATCTTTCTACTGCATCATCGTAAATAATTGATAGATCATCTGTTGATGCCATATCAGCAGTGTTATACTCTAATGTTACTGTTGTGTCAGGTGATGTTGGGTGGTCGCTGATGGAGTAAGCAAGCGCACCTAGGTTTTGATCTGAGAAGTTATAGATAACCTTATTACGTGTTACGTTTGTTATCAACATGAGTCTTTCACGTTGAATTGGTTCAGGAATTATAATTGTTCCAGCTACTGGATTAAATATGTAATCTCTGTTTACTAACGTTCTTCTAGCCATTCATTTTCTCCATCTTATAGAATAAAGCTTGTTGCTGAAATTGTTCCAGTAACTGTTGAAAGATTTGCAAGGGTATTATACTTTGGAAAGTATATACCTAAGTTTAGCAGAATATCTAACTCATATGCAGATACTCTTCTTTCAATGTCCGCCACAACAATTTCTCCAGTAGGACCTGTTGGTCCTGCTGGGCCTTGCGGTCCTGCTGGACCAATAATATTATCCGCTAGTGTCCAAGCTGGTGTTGGAAGTGCACTAAATGTAAATAGGTCACCAGTTGTGGTGTTTAAAAACTGATCTCCAGTGAAGTAGCCAGAAGTTGAAACTGGATTCAATGAGCCAGTAAAATACTTTGAGCCTCTTTCACCTGTTGGACCAATAGGACCCTGAATTCCTTGTGAACCTGCTGGGCCTGCGACTCCTTGCGGACCTTGTGGTCCTGCTGGGCCTGCCGCACCTGCGGGGCCTGCTGGCCCCTGTGAACCTGCTGGGCCTTGAGGTCCTGCTGGACCTGTAGGGCCTGGACGTGAACCAGCAACGGTAACCCATTGCGTTCCATCATAGCGTTTTAATGACATTAGCTCACACTCCTTATAGAATTATACCAAATTCTTTATAATAATCCCATGTAACCAAAGACCTCTAATTGATCTTTTGCATCATTTGGGTAAAGCTTTTCCCAAGATGAGGTTAATGTGACTGTTCCAGTTACTGTTATTGATCCACTCATAGCCTCATGCCCTTGACAAACATAGTATAGGTTGTCTGGAGCATTGTATGGCACATTAAATATTACAGAACCACTGTCTGAGCCATTATTTACGACTCCATAATACCAGTCAAAGTTAACTCCAGCCGAAGGCTGAGTTTTAATCCAAAATGGGTGTCCTGGTGAATTTATATTGAATATATACTTTTTACCTCTTTGCAAAATTATAGGCGCATTAGAATTTCCATTAATTGTATAGTTTAATGACCCATTGTTTGAAATAGTATAAGTAGCAGCAAGGGTATATTCTGGGATATCTACTCTTGACACATAAAGAGATTTGTTTTGCTCTACATACGCAATCATTCCACCATGAGTTGAAGCGTTTGGTAAATCTGTTACTGTATTAAATACTGACCTATTTCCTTCATATACATTTGCAACTGTAAATGTTTCTAGTCCTTCTTCTGTAGAAGTATCAATCCAAAGTTCGGACTCTGATGGTAGGGGTGCTGTTTCTCTTACTGTTACCAGTTGTCCAGCTAGATCATCAATGTCTACCCAAAAGTCTCCCTCGATTGGAGTTTGATTTGGAGGCTCCTCATCAGAATATATTAAAGGAAGTTCTGGCTCATCTGTATCTACCCACAATGTTCCTGCACCATAAGTATCTGGCGCATCAGGACCAACATGTATAAACTCTGTATCTCCAGCATCATCATCTATATCAATCCATAAATCACCTACGTTTTGAGTTCCGCCTGAAGGAGCTGCTGCTCCAAAAAACATAATTGCTGGAACTTGAGTTGTGTCAGTAGATATTAAGGAGAATGCTGATCCGCCACCCCCACCACCAGTTACTGTTGTCCATTGAGTGCCATTCCAGATTCGCAATGTGTCTAAAGTTGTATCGTAGTAAACTTGGCCTTCTACTGGAGATGATGGTGAAGAGGAAAGTCCAATTACAACACCTTGGCTAAATGTATTTTTTGCTGTCCAAGAGTTAGTTGTAGACAGACCTAGATTTGGGCTAACATACTCCCATGCAGAAGAAGTGGCATTCCAAACCTTTAATGCCTTTATGTCCCCACGCAAATCGTCTATATCAAACCAGAACTCTCCATCTTGAGGAGAGGTTGGGGCAGTTGCAGAAATTATTGCCTTAGAAGGAGGAATAACCGCTTCTAGTATAAGCTTATTATTATCGTCATCATACAAAACGTCTATGTTTTGATGATTTACGTGATTTAAAAGTGGTGCTACAGAATCCTGTATTTGTTCTTGCGTTAATGTTGCAGAAGCAGTAAATATTATCTGGTTTGTTTCATCATTATATACAGCGCTTACATTTGAGTGATTTGTATGAGTAAACAAAGATGATACAGCATCTTGAGATCTTTCAGTAAAATTATCTATAATCTTCCAGGCAGTACCATTCCATTGATAACCATTATATATCTGGTTAATGGATGGATTAGCTGGGAATATTGTAGCCATTATAGATTTTCCTTATTTATCATATCAGAGATATATCCTTTACGGTTATAATACCATTCATCATAGAATGCACTTGACACTGATACTTATAGTCTCCGCTTAATGTTGCTGGTATTTGCCAATATAGTGTACCATTTGTTTTTCCCTGAGCATTAGACCCAGTAGAAATGGTACCATCTAGTCCAACATGCACTAAACCATTGCTATAATTTGTTCCAGAAGAATTTTGTATCAAGAAAGGGTGTCCTGGTACATTTAGCTTAAATGCAATTGTAGTTCCAGAAATTGCATACAGCGATGGATTGTCTCCAGTATATTGGTTTAAGAAGTTATACGCCATTGCTCCGTTGTTTGTTACTTCCAACTGAGTAATTGCTGGATATGTAGGAACTATGGTTGGAATCGCTAACGTTTGTGGAATCCAAGATGTGCCGTTCCAGTATAAGACTTGCCCTGTCATAGGAGATGCGGTTGCTGTATCTACGTCAGTTAAATCATTTATTGTAGATATAGTTGTTCCAGAAATTTCTGAAGCCTTTGCTAATCTAGCCCATACAGTTCCAGTTGAAACGTATATTGATTGATCTGCTGATACGAATGCAATTCTTCCAGTGTTAGAAGATGCTGCTGGTAAAGCTAGGACTGTTGCATATGCATTTATGGCAATGTCTGTATATTTAAAATCAGTAGAATTTAACTTAGAGTTTATTTGAGCTTGGATTTCGCTAGTTACTCCGTTTAGATATCCAATCTCTTCTTCTGAAACTCCACCTATGCTTGTTGTTGATGGAAGAGATACCTGACCAGTAAACACTGGATCATTAACAGGAGATTTTAAATCTAACTGATCTTGAATGCTAGAAGAAACTCCATCTAGATAAGATAATTCTGTAGATGAAATATCTCCTATAGTTGTAGTATTAGGCAAATAAACGTTACCAGTGAATGCTGGGCTTTCTAGCGGAGCACTTCCTGTTCCTCCAGCTACCGTTGCTGGCACCCAGCTAGAACCATCCCAAGATAGAACTTGTCCAGATGTAGGAGAAGTTGTTGATGTATCTACATCTGAAAGTTCGTTTATTGGAAATGCTGCTCCGCCAGTTGCAATATCTGAAAACTTAGCTAACTTAATCCATGCGTTGCTATGAGAATAGTATGTATATCCATCTCCAGAAACATATGCTATTCTTCCAGCATTAGCGGAAGCTGGTGGTAGATTAGCTAGTGTTGCATATGTCTGAATAGAAATATTAGCTGTATTAAAGTTTCCATAAGAAACTTTATCATCTAGCTGTGTTTGAACTGATCCAGTTAGTCCATCCAAATGACCTATTTCTATCGGGGTTACAGATCCAATATATGTAGTTGACGGAAGGTTTACGACTCCAGTAAGTGTAGGATTATTTGCAGAAATTTTAGAATTGATTTGTGTTTGCACATTTGATGTAACTCCATCGAGGTGAGCGATCTCTGAAGAAGAAACATTTCCTATCGAAGTTGTACTTGGCAAAGAAACTGTTCCAGTAAATGTTGGAGATTCTTTTGGTGCTGCATTTGGTATATTAGAAATAATAGATAACTCAGTTCCATTATAGAATGTATTGCTAGGAAGATTGACGGTTCCTGTAAATGTTGGGCTTGCTAAAGGAGCCTTTGCATTTAATTGAGACTGTATATTAGATGTAGTTCCAGTCAAATATTGTACTGTTGAAGGTAGTTCCGCCGCATCTGCTCCTAGACCTCCAGATACTTCAACCCAGTAAGCTCCGTCGTAAACATACATTACACCAGTTTGATTATCGTACCATTGATCACCTTCAGCAACACCTGTTGGAGGAGTATTAGAAACTCTTACTGGCTCTTCAACATTTAAAGTTATTTTGTTTTGAGAATCATCCCATGCAACTTGAACTCCATCATGACCTGAATGGTTTAAGAGAGGTGCAACGTAACTATCTATGTTTGTAAACTTTCCATCTGTATACCCATTAGATGCTGCAATTGCATCATCTTTAGCAGAAGAAGCATATCCAAATGCTGTTGTGTTAATTTGAGTTAGTGTATTTCCACCAACCATTTCAGCATTTAAGCCCTCTATTAAATAATCTTGTGCATTTGGTCCAAGCACAAAAGCTGGTCCAACTGAAGAGGGATTAAATGTGTGTGCGGCTACGATAGTTCTTGGATTAGATATATGAATATATTGAGTATGATCATCATCTAGTAATCCTACAAGCTCTCCGTGTTCTGGAGTTGTTGTAGAGCCGCCACCAGATGTTCCTCCAGAAGAAGATCTAATATCTAAAACATCTTCTATAACCGAAGCTGCTGAATTTGTGTACGATGTCTTGTGCTGAAGTATAACTCTATATAAAGGATAAAATTCTGATCCTGGAATTCCAATAAGATCTAATGAATCATAAGAGTTATTTGCTTTTGCAGCATTTATTGTTGTGTCTGTTCTTTGACCCATAATAGCAATTATTGGATGTAGCAAATTATTTGTTGCTACAATCCACACTGCATAAAAATCATTATTTGTTGCAGATTGAGATATCCAGTCTGTTCCAGACTTAACATTTATTTGTGGTATTCCAGACCCATTGACATTAATAGCCATTGGACTTGGATTCTTTTTAGCCCATCCAGTTGGACCAACTCTATATAAAACTGGAAGGTTTGCTATAGGCTCTAATATCTGTTCACCCTCTACTGAAGGAGTAGCAGAATGTGTTATTGTAAAGTCACTGTCTTCATCATATATTGTTCCGCCAGTTAAAGAGAATTGATAATTTGAATCGGCTGTTCCATCTGTTGCAATATTGTAATTTCCAATATTAAATCCGCCAGTAGACTGTGTTCCAAAAGTTCTGTGCAAATAATACTGAGTTGCCCAGTCCATTGCAATTCCATGTCTTTCTTCGCCAACATGGAGAACAGATCTATCTTCGCCAACTACTACTACTGCTACTGGACACTCATCTTTAAAATTAAATGGTGTTGTTTTTCTAACAAGGTTTCCATCGACTGCATAATAAATGTAATATATTCCTGGAACCAGACCATCAATATCGTCTGGTATATTCATTGCATCTGGCAAGAATCTCGTAAACTTCTTGCCCTGAACATAATAAATATATTGATTTAAAAAGTATTCAGCCCATTGCTGTCCATGCCCTGCATCCCAATATTCTGTTTCAGGAGGATAACCTGGATTTGCTGGAAGTATTCTTACGTAATATTTACCGTTGTAAGTAACAACATCATCTACGTTATAATCAGCTCCATTCTCATATGCACCTTTAAATGTATATGGAGATGCACCATATGGAGAATACAGAGAAGAGTTTCCAGTTATATTTAATCTTATTGATTTTGAAGGGGCATCCCAAATAAGCTCAGAATCATCTCTATTTTCAAATCCCCCTGGCTCTAAAGAATATTTTGTTAAATCTAAATCTAAATTAAGTGTATTTGCTACAGAGTCATAGTTTACATTTATTCCTTCGTGTGCGCCACCAAGGAACATTTCTTTCATATAATCTACGCTAAGTGGTCTCCACTCAGTTCCAGTATATGAATGAACTGTTTTATCTGCTGTGTTATAGTAAAGTTCGCCAACATTTGCACCAGTAGGTGCTGTACTTAATGAAGGGAGAGATACTGTAGATAGAAGTCTCTTAGCCATCTATTATCTCCTATCCGTGGATAACTACTCTGAAAGCTCCTAGGCCTAAGTCATTTGGACTCTGAGCCATCTTAATAGTAACAGTGTTTGTATCTGTATGCTCTACATCTACTTCTACTTGAGACTTATCTCCAGTTGATCTAAATACCTGAACTGTTGTATCGTCTGTTCCTAGGTTATGTGTTATTGCAAATGTTGTGCTTGTAGAATCTCCTGGGATTGTTGCTGCCGCTTTTCTTACAACAATTGCTGTGTCAATTTTTACATTGTCATCAACAATCTCTAATCCAAGTCCAGTGTTTACTGTTAGTAGGTTTCCTGCCTTAGAAAGTCCTGCACCAGCATCAATCTGACCTGCGCCAGAGAACTGTGTGAATATTAGACCTACTGTCCCAACAGATGGTGTACCATTTGTTGCAAGTACGAAACCGTTATCTCCGTTTACTCCACCTTGTTCTACAAAGAAGAATGATCCACCAGTTAATTTTCCATTTATTGCATCTACAGCTCTTGTCCATGATGCAGTTGTGCTTACAACCCAAATACCGTTTTCTACAGCATCTGTCTGATCTTTTACAAGTACTCTGTCTCCATCTGCAAGAGCAACTCCGTCAAGCACTGTTGTTGTTTGATCAAGTGCGATGTTTTCGGTTGTTGCAGCCTTAACAGAATCTTTTACATCAAGGCCCTGCTTAAGTCCATCTACGTAACCCTTGGTTGCAGCATCTGTAGCTTGTGTGGGAGTCTGATTAATTGTTAAATTTTCTACTGTAATTCTATTAGCGGAGAAGTTACCACTTGAATCACGAAATACTGTTGTGCTTGCAACATTGTCTGCTGTAGCGTTTGAAGAAATTGCAACTGAGGCTCCTTCTCCAGTTCCAGTTGCTGAAATACCATTACCAGATACTGAAACTCCAGCAACATAATCGCCAGTTGTATCAGTTCCAAGTGCTACTGAGTTTTCTTGTACTGATGTAGTTATTGTAAGATTTCCAGAACCATCCCAAGTTGTAGTTCCTGCTACATCTCCAGCTAACTCTACAGTTCTTAAACCATCAAAAGCTGTTGCTGTTTGAGCATTACCAGTTAAATCTCCAACAAACTCTGGCGCAGTTACTTTTGTAGTTACTGTTACTTCGTCTGGAAGCGTAATTGTTGCATCGCCAGTTGTCCCATCTTTTGTAACTGTAATCTTTCCAGTTGTTCCAAGGATGTCTGGAACTTCATGAGTATGATCTGCACGAGCTACCGCAGTAGATGTTCCGTCAGACTTTGTATTTCCAAAAGTTAGAGAAGTTGTTTCTCCGCCAACACCAAAATCACCAGATGCTCTTAACCAAGAAGTTCCATTCCAAAAATATAAAAAATTGTCAGTTGTATCAAAATAGATTTGACCTAATCCAGGTGTTGCAGGCTTTGCACTGGATGGCGCATTATGAATTCTAGCATTGATCAGCTGATTTTTAGCTAAATCAATGTTTATAGCAAATACTCTTGCCATTTCAACTCCTCGTTAAGACAGATACGCTGTCCCACTAAATTTTTGTGTCATAGTTAGCGTAATACTGCTAAGATTATTATACTGCACTCCAGTCTCTAATACGTCTCCGCCAGTTGCTTTTACAGTGACATTGGGCTTAAATCCTAGGTTGTGCTGAATAGTTATAGCCCATCCATCAGCATGAGAAACTAGGTCGTCAGTTCCCCAGCTGTACTCAAATGCGACAGGCTCGTTAAATGGTATTACTGTTGATCCTGCCCATGTTCCAGTAGTTGACTCTGGATCTATCTGGATCTTTGGACCCCAAAATTTAAACCCTGTGGTATCGTAATAAAAATCTCCAACTGCTCCAAGGGAGTCTGAAGGATTTCCAGAACCATTAAGAATTGTTCTTCCAGAGGGTCCTTGTGGACCAGTTGTCGCTATTTGAATTACTGTAGTGTTTTCATCTACCTGAACTGATTGATTTAATTCGGTAACAATTATTGTTTCAGCCATTAAACTGTCACAGCCCTTGATAGAGTAAGTGTTCCTTCAAGAATTCTTGTCTTGGTTATGCTGTCTGGAGCGGTAAGAAGAATATCATAAAAAGACTTAGGGTAAATTAGCTTATTTGTTCTCTCTGCACTAATGGTAACAGTTATTTTACCAAGTGGACCATTTATAGCTATTCCGTCTACATGCGTTAAAGTAAATGCTAGCTGCTTACCTCCAGCTTGATCTCTAACCTGCATCTTAGCAGAATATCCAGTCAAATTAATTGGCTGACCATTAGAGTCATTCCATACAACATCAAATGTATATGTTGCACCTTGGTCGACTGAAAAATTTTTAGTTACAAATGGCATTAGCTACTCCTCACACAATATCATTTTATCATGGAATGAGTTAGGATTAAGAGCCAATATCTACTACTTCGCAACCTGCATCTGAAGAGCAGGCTAGGGTCTGGCTTCCTGAAGTTCCGTCCTCTGTTTCATACATTGTTAGCATTTCCCAGTAAATCTTTTCTGGCATCTTTGAAAGAGCTTCTTCGTACTCTTCCTTAGTAGCATCTTGATATGGTGCTTGCTTGTATGTATGATCTGAGTAAGGCAAGAATGAGATTCCAGATACTTCATCGAAGTGCTCCCAAACCCATGCCCCAACTTCCATCCATTCTTCATCTCTGACTGAAACGGTGATAGAAGGCTTGTGCTCACACCATGCTCTCTGATAAACAAGCCAAGTATTCAGGTGTTCAATAGCAGTAAGATCATTTCTTAAAATAGCTCCTTCTGGAGCCTTTACTGGGAATGAGAATACTTTAGTTTGAGTAGGATTCATAAAGTCATCCTCAGCTGGAACTCCAGCTTCCATTAGGAACTGAGTTAGAGGATCTTTCTTGTCTCCACGAACTGTACGAATGTAGTAGTCGTTATGCCATGGGTGCATTCCTGAAGAAACTCCAGTTAGCTGTGATACTGTTCCAGATGGCTTAACGCAGGTAATAGCTGCTGAGTGCTGAATTCCAATTCTTTCTGCTTCATCATAGTTAGTTATAACTGCAGTTTTTCTTAGATCATTTAGAACTTGCTCAAGCTTATCAAGACCCTGCTTTCCAGACATCATTTCATGTCCGAACTGGCCAGTGATTGAAACTCCTAGCAGTCTTTCTTCTTCAGTATTCTCTTTCCAAATCTTGCGAAGATACTTAAAGTTTGTAAGTGTTGATTGCCATGTTCCAAGAATAGTGGCAAGCTCAACCTTTCTCTTTAGTGTTTCTTCGTTGTCTTCTGGTCTTACGATAACTTCTGAAAGGTTACAGAACTGATAAGGACGAAGAATAATTTCTGAACATGGATTTGTTCCGTATCTAATTGTTTCATCACGACGTCCATACTTTGCAGCCTGCTTTTGTGCAGCCTTAATATTGTAGATACCACGCTCTCCAGACTTTGAGTCATAAAGATTCTTCCACTCTGTAATAAAGTCTGACATTGAAGGACGATCAGTATATGCTACTGAGTTATTTGCAAGTGCACGATGACCTGTTGCTTCCCACCATGCTCCAGCCTTTGCTTTTGCCATATCGTTATCACGAAGATCTGAAAGTGAAATCAAAGCAGAACGTCGAACTCCACCAACTACAACAACCTCACCAATCTTACACATAATGTCATGTGCTTCAATAGAACTTAGTCTGCGACCTGCTGCATGCTTTACTGTTGTAACACAAAACTCAAAAAGATTAACAAGTGGTTCTGGTCCTGATGCACGACCACCAAAAGTCTTTAGTCTTGCACCTGCAGGACGAACATTAGAAACATCCCATGTTGGAATCTGACCCTGCCACAACAAAGCAAGAAGCTCTCTGAGAGACTTTGCCCAACCAGCCTTTGAATCTTCAACTACAATTACTGTGCTAGACTTTTCAAAGTGCTCGTTGACGGCTGGAAGCTTATCTACATAAACTGATTCAACAGAAAAACCAACACCTGTTCCGCACATCAAGATATACATTGCTTCGTCAAAAGAACGTAGTGAATCGACAGGCAAGAAAGAGCAGTTGTAACCAGCAACATTATCTCTATCCAATGCTGCTCCAGCTGTCATCACACCTCTCATTGATGGCATAACGTTTCTATTAAAAATAGAATCACGAATTTCAAATACAAGACTTGCTGATGGCTCGTAGTTATAATTATCTTTAAGATGCTTGGTCATATAGTTGACATAGCGATCAACTGTTTCTCCCCAAGTTTCTCTTCTCCCATGTTCTGGGATCCATCTTGCATATCTGCTTAGTGCAATGAAATTCTCATATGCGTTATCAATTGTTTCTGACATTTCCGAATACTCCTCCTGGCCCATCCATGGGCTTAAAATCTGTTAGTAAATACAAGTATAATGAATCTGGTTTTAAAGACCAAAAACTTTTAAAATTTTTCTTCAATTCTCTTCATAGCATTATTGGTCAACTGTAACCAGTCAAATGCTTGAGCAACTTCCGCAGCTTGATTGTAAAAAACTTCAGAGTGAGTATTATACCTATTTGCAACATCTTTTAGCAAATCGCATAAATGATCGAAGTCTGGCTCTGGCATATATCCAGGATGCATGTCTGGCCAAGGGGAAGGGATGTAAGAACTCTTGAGTTCAAGTTCACCTAGATACTTTTTATACTCTGCCCATTCTCCAGTACAAATTGTTGGCATACCAGTTGCAAGGGCTTGAAGCGGAATGAAGCCAAAACCTTCGCCGTAGGAAGGATAAACTAAACAGTGATGTGTCATAAATATACCCGCAAGTTGACTTGTAGAAACATCATTTGTTATAATTGATATATTATTAATATTATATATATTAGATATATTATATTTATTATATATATTATTATATTTATTATAATTATTATATAATCTAATAGTAT